GTACTTTCAGAGGTTGTGGTGCTCAAGTAAAAGGCAAGAAGTTTAAAGGAATATTTTAGAGGACAATGGAATGAGTCCAGATGATGAAGATACCGCGGCAGAAGTCAGCGAACATAGCACTGGTCAACCAGCAGGTCCAGAAACAAGTGATGCAGGAGCTTCTCAAGAATTTAGTAGTATAGACGATGCAGGTTTTACTGATTCTATGGAAGAAGCAATGGGACTTTATGGTGCTAGTGCTATTGGAAAAGGAATGAGTCAAGCTCAGTTTAATGCAGCAACTGGTAGAACAAACTATAATCCTCATCCAAATTCTTTTTTCTCTCAACTTTTTGGTGTACAGAATGTTGATTATACTGCTCAATATGGTGGTCCTCAAGGAGTTGCAGCACTAAATGCCATTGCTTTAGATGTGTATAATAATCCTATAGGTGCTAAAGGAAACGTAAGAGGGGCTGTTGGACAAGATACCTTTCTTGGAAAGGTAATGGACATTGATCGAAAACAAGGTCCCATGGAGACAATTGGCAGATCGTTGTTTGGATTAACTCCTCTTGGTCCACTTGCTAGTTTTTTAGGAACAACTGAAAAGTCTATTGCTCCGATTGGTATGGATCAGAGCAAGAACGTACCAGGCGCAATAGGAACTGGATATAATTACGATCCTACTTTGGATCCTAACAATCCATCTTATCAAGGACCACAAAGTATGTTAGGGCAACTAGCAAAAGG